GGGTTTCAAATTTTGGAACAAATCCTTCCATTCTTTCAACCTTATATGACTCTTACTTATGAAATTCTTCCAGAATATCGAGTAACAAAAGATGTACCAGTTACAATGACTGCATATCAAGATGATGATAATTATGACGGTTCACCAGACGAACAACGTATAGAAATACAAACATTTACATTTAGCGCACAAATGGACTTCTTTGGACCTATGACTGTTACAACTAGTGTCATTAAAGATATTCTGGTTAAAATTAGCGAAAATCCTAATTTCTCTAATCCATTCATAACATTAGAAGATAAAGTAAACCCATTCACAGCTAATATAACCGATACATATATAATTGATTCAACTATAAAAGAAATATAATGAGTGAAAAACTAAGTGAAATATTTGATGTAGTACCCGTAGAAACGGTTGAAGTATTAACTCAACAATCTGTTACTATAGTAGAAGATGGAAATGAAGATGATGATTTTAAATATGCTCGTTCTCAAACATACCATCTAATAGAAAAAGGACACGAAGCCTTAGATGTTGCTATGAAGATTTGCAGAGAATCAGAAAATCCTCGTGCAATCGAAGTTCTTAGCGGACTTATTAAAAACTTATCAGATATTAATAAATCATTGATATTACTAAATAAAGATAAAGCTGACGTAAAAGCTGCAAAACAAAGTACAGGAACTTCTACTAATGTTGGTACAGCCATACAAAACCAAAATATTATATTTGCCGGTAATAGTAAAGATTTGAATAAATTGATTGCAGCATCAATGAAAAAACCATCAGATATAGATAAGGTTAAATAATGATTGAAATTCCATATGAAATACAAGAACTGTTTAGAAAGTTCGCATTTAGAGGTAATGAAAACCTTAGAGGTGACGGCTCAGTAGTTGACTATACTCCAGAAATGCTTAAAGAGTATATCAAATGTAAGAAAGATCCTATATACTTTATATCAAATTATATCAAAGTAGTTCACCCTGATAGAGGTGTTGTACTTATGGGTTTGTACGATTACCAAAAAAGAATGGTAAAATGCTATAAAGATAATAAAAAGGTAGTGTTCCTAACGTCGAGGCAACAAGGGAAGTGTGTACATATAAATACTAAAGTAAAATTGCGTAGCAAGTCAAAAAATGCTATAATAGAAGTCACTTTAGGAGAATTATATGCTTGGGAAAAATTTAAAGAAGGACCATCAGAAGAAATTATGCAAAAAATGTCAGAACGAATTTACGACGGCAAATAAAGACCAACATGTTTGTTTATCTTGCCGTAAAGAAGTAAATGATAAAATATGCTGGCAATGTGGTAAGTTGACCGATGACATCTATTATAGTGCAACAGATCATATATGTTTGGAATGTTTAGTAGAAAAATCTCACATAGAACATACAGAAGATAATAAAGATTCATGGATTGAGTGTAATATATGCGGATATAGAGCAAATGAACTCGCAAACCATTTAAAGCGCGCACATGCGATAAAAGCGAAAGATTATGGTCTAACTAAATGTAAAAATTTTAGAGATAAGATGAAAGGTGAGAATAATCCTGCATATCAGCATGGAGGAAAATTATCACCTTTCAGTAAAAATTTTATCAATTTTGAAAGTGAAGATAAGATTTCAGAATTGAAAGTTAAAGCGAGAGCGACAAGAGAATCAAATTGTAATTATAGTCCATTTGATAGAGCGTATTATAATTCAGACGAAGAATATACAAAAGCGCAAACTAGAGATTTAGCATGGTTTATTGAAAAATTTGGTGAAATTGAAGGTATAGTTAAGCATAAAGAAAAGACTGAGAAGTGGATTACAGCACTTGATGCAAAGTCAGAAGATGAAAAGAAGAGAATTAATAGATTAAAAGTTGGAAATGGATATGCAATATCAGAAGCGGAAAGAGAATTAATTGAGATTTGTATTAAGAACAATATAAATGTAATATCACAACTACAACTTAAAAAAGATAATAAAGGTTACTATCTTTATGATATTTCATATAATAGCAAGATAATAGAATATAATGGTGATTTTTGGCATTGTAATCCAACAATATGGGATAGTGAAAAATATAACCCACGCCTACATATGAATGCAAAAGAAAAATGGAAATTAGATAAAATAAAAAACGAATTTGCAGAATCTCAAGGATATGATGTATTGGTTATATGGGAATCTGATTACAAAAATGACACACAAGGTACAATAGATAGATGTATAAAATTTCTGACGCAGTAGAACGTAAATTTGTAGATTCGATAGAAGTTGACGATTGGGAAATCGAGACTGAATCTGGTTGGGTTGATATTACGCATATAAACGTAACAGTTGAATATGAAGTATATCAACTTACCACACAAAACACGTTCATAGAATGTGCAGATAATCATATAGTATTTGATGAACGACATAATGAAATTTTCGTAAAAGATTTAAGAGTAGGTGATGCTATTATAGGTCAACATGGTTTAGAGTATGTTATATCGGTAGTTAAAACTAACAGAAAAGAGCATATGATTGACATTTCTGTTACAGGGGATCATACATTTTATGCTGAAGGACTATTACATCACAACACTACAGTCTCAGCTGCATTCTTTGTATGGTATATTATTTTCAATGACGATAAAACTGTAGCTATTCTTGCAAACAAACAATCCACAGCAGATGAAATTATGCATAAAGTTAGACTTGCATATGAAAATCTTCCGCATTGGCTACAACAAGGAGTTTCAAACTGGAATAAACGTAGTATAGAATTAGAAAATGGTAGTCGAGTTTTTGGTTCAGCCACCTCCGCATCTGGTATTCGTGGTAAAACAATTAACGTACTGTATATAGATGAATTTGCATTCGTGGATAATCATTTAGCTGAAGAATTCTTTACAGCGGTATATCCTACAATTACAGCGGGTAAAGATACTAAAGTATTCATTACATCAACACCAAACGGATATAATCACTTCCATAAAATCTGGCATGAAGCGGAAAAGGGATTAAATGGATTTGTACCATTGCGAGTACATTGGCATGAGACTCCCGGTAGAGATAAGAAATGGTATGATGAACAGAAAGCTGTATTAGGAGAATTAAAAGCTGCACAGGAAATTGATGCAGTATTCCAAGGCTCTAGTAGAACGCTTTTAACTGGTTCGGTTTTAGCTAGATTATCATATGATATTCCTATTAAAGAATATACTGACAATTTACACGGATTAAAAATATATAAAGATGTTATTCCTAATAGAGTATATTCAATGTCAGTTGATGTATCTAGAGGTAGGCATTTAGATTATTCAGCATTTACCATTTTTGATATAACATCATATCCACATACTATAGCAGTAGTATTCAGAAATAATGAAATTGCACCGTTATTATATGCTACAATTATACATCGTATGGCTATGTTATATAATAGCGCATATGTGTTAATTGAAATTAATGATATTGGTGGACAAGTTGCTGATACTCTTTGGAATGAATTAGAATATGAAAATGTTCATTGGACTAAATCAGGTGAATTAGGTAAAGTCGGAGCAGACCCGTATCCAGGTATAAGAACAACCAGAAAAACTAAACGTATTGGTTGTGCCACATTAAAAGATATGATTGACAATGAACAACTTATTATCAATGACTTTGATATGATAAGCGAGTTGAGTACATTTGTTCAATCAAACGGAGGTTCATATGAAGCAGATGAAGGATTCCATGATGACTCAGTTGCGACATTATGGCTTCATGCATGGCTTGCATGTCAACCATGGTTTTCAGAATTAACAGATACTAATTTAAGACGAACATTACATGATAGTCATGTTAATGTAATTGAGCATGACATTCCGTTACCTGTGTTTTTGGATGGTAATGAAGAATGGGATTTAGATTTAAAATTTGATTGGTTTTAATATGTCTACACTAAAACAAATAAAAGCTGCACATTTTAAATTGTTATCACCTGGTCAACAAGCATCTAAACTTGCATGGGATTCGACTGATACTGCAATTAAAAAAGATAATCCAGATAATCACAAAATTGCAAATAAATTACATTTAAAAGCGTTTAATGTAACTACCGGAAGGGTTGCAGACTTACATAAAGAATGTGCCTCTAGACATTTAGAGGCACAATTCGGTGTTAGAAAATTTGTAACACCTACACTCGCCACTTCCCATTAATTATATTTACAAGTTGTCGTTTACCGTTCTTATAAATTAAACAATGAGTATTCATCCAAGATGATGCACCTTGATTATATTCCATATTAAGAATACTAGAAGTACCTACTTGATAACAACCCTTTTCTATACCAGGAGAATGAGAATGCCCTATAATGGTCTTAGATGGTAACATTGCAAATTGAGGCCTAGTACCTTTAGAACCATTAGCACCTTTATCACCATGAACCGAAATTTCAATATCATGTATTTTATAAGTAGCGCTTCTTGATAGGAATTCTACATTACAGTACATCTCTTTAAAGATTTCAGATGAAAATAATTCAAAAGTGTTAGGAATTGCATCAAATTCTTTAATATGTGAAAGAGTTTTAAACATCAAGAAATGATACAAAACTGCATTCCATGGCTCATTTTTAATATCAATCTCTTTTAACCATCTAGTCAAGTGATCTACATGATTAGAAGCAACAATTATATTTTTGCAACCTTTTGGAGTTGTTTCATTAATAAAATCGACTGTGGTATTTAATTCTTTTGCAATATCATTCATACCATTAGTATATTTTTTAAAGGTTGTTAGCGCATCATTTTTATGATGATGACTTACAGCATAACAATCCAGAATATCATGACGAATTATAATATTAGGTTTTAAAGTTTTAACAATACCATTCTTACCATATGTAGCTTCTTTAACTAATTGGTCAATAAATATCGCATGTTCATCACCTGTTACAATTGCAGTTAAAGTATAATCCGGTTCAATAATAGTATTAGCGGTATAGTATCGTTCAAAATCATAAAAGCCAACACCATCAAAATTTAAATGTCTGATATGAAATGATGCACCATCTAATTCTACTAATACAGCTGACATTGAATGATTAAATTCAGCTTTATATCCAGTTTTAGTATTAGAATACTGCTTCTCTGAAATAGTACCAGTTGTAGTCATAATAACAGGATGGTCACTAGACTGTACAGGTAAAGTTGTCATTTGTAATTGAGGATGGCCTATAATAATAGAATCCCCTTTTGAAATGGATGACAATCCAGATAAAGGGTTTACAGAGGATGATGAAATTTTAAACTCATTTAAAAGCTTTAATTTTGGGTGTAAATTTACATTACCTTTTATAAAGAATTTGGTTAGAGTTTCATGATAATCATCTGATAAAACAGTTGGAACTAAAATTAATTCTGCATTATTGAATTCGCAATATCTCATTAAAGACTTCATGAACATATTGTTATAATCTACATTTGGTTGTACAGACGAAATAACAAATTTGGTACTAGTAGATGAAAATTCAACTTCAGATGTGATAATAGGTTCTGATAAATATTGAGATGGAGAAGTTTTATCGTAAAAATTTACACCGCAACTTTTACATTTTAATCGTTGTTTACCATTATCAAACCCTTTTTTGACAAGCAAATTACTAGTACAGTTTGGGCATTGCATGTAGAACCTTTCATTATTAAATAACATGTATTATATATCATTAATTAGAGAATGTCAATAAAATATGCATAACTTAGAAACAAATGGACTTTTTGAAGTCGGCGACTTCGTTAAATTTAAAGATATTGAAGGTGAAATTGTAAATTTACACCTAAAATACGCAACCATCGTTTCAGAAGGTATTGAGTATCGAGCATGGATTTCTGAAATGGAAATGTCCGATAACTACCCAAAAAGAAACCAAATATACAAAGATTCACTGATTTATAAAGGTTACAAAACTAAAAATTTCACCAGAGACTTATCGGAAAGTTTCAAAATTGTATATAGCGATACTACAGATGAATATGCAATGCTTGAGTGTATTAAATTATTCGATGAAATTTTAGGTGTAACTGATGACGAAATATCAGAGAATTATAATACAGTTAAAATTAAAGTTGAGAGACTAAAGAGATATTCTTATAAAGTTGATGCATCAGATTTAACAGAAGAAGTTATAGCTGTTATAGAAGAAGAACTTTTAAAATATGCAATACTTGAGGGTGTTAAGTTTAGTACTACTGATAGAGTAATGGTAGCTAAAGTTATTGCAATGGTTGCAGGTATAATAAATATAAGTAATCAAGACCCAACAAATATAGTAAATCAAGCGGTGATGATATTAAGAAGTAATCAACTAACAACCCCTGGATTGGTTATGTTAGGAAGACTGCTAAATATAGCAACAAGAGCAGGTATAAGATGGAATAAAGATACCTTTTCAAATTCAATTCAAACTCAAATGGGATTAATATAATGAAGTCATTTAAACAATTCGTAGAACAAGCAACAAATATATTAACAGAAAGCGTTTTTTCTGAAATTCAAAAAGCTTCTGCCGTAAGCGATCATGCAAAAATGAGTAAAATACTAGGCAGATCCCAGCAAGCAAGTTTTTTTAGTAAAAATGGTTCAGACTGGTTTAGACATACAGCAGAAAACCACCCAGATGAAAAGGTTAGAGACCTATTAAAAAATCATCCTGCACATCCAGATCATCAAGGTCATACTGACGCTAAAGACCTTCACCAAGGAATCAGAAAAGACAAAAATAATACAAGAATAGCAAATAGAACCACATTAGATAAACCTAACTCTGATAAAGTAGAAGCTAAAACTGAAATAGATCATGAAGCAGCGGCTAAGAAAGCGGCTGAAATGAAAGCTCACTATGAAGCATTAGAAAAACAACATAATGATGCTCATCATGCAGCATTAGCTAAGAAAACTGCAATTGAAGCTAAAGTCAACAAAACTACAACTGATATTGATAATTCAAAAGAAGGCGAAGAAGCTGAAGTAACTGCTAAAAAATCAGCTGAAGTTGCTACTAGTACAGAAAAAGCTCCAGTAAAAGATACTTCATCCCCTACTACTCCACCAAAAAGAAAAAGTTTAGCAAAATTATCAGATTTCGCTAAAGGTGTAGCTAAACGCGACGATGCAGACAAACCACATGATTCTACGAGCGGGTCATTTGATAAGAGTAAAACTGCATCATTTAAACAAGTAGACATTCCACCAGAAGCTAAAAAAGTACATAAATCAAAAGAAGTAGAAGCTGATAAGGTAAATGACCGAGAAGAAAAATCTGGTGCAGGTAGAGCTGAAGGTGATGTTGGTTCTGAAACTAAGAAGCAAAATTTCGGTACAGATGCTGATATTTCAGCTGCACCGGATTGGTTAACTGGAGTTAAAAATACTATTGTTAGCAAAGCTAAAGGTCGTGTAGTTAGAGGTTCTGCTCAAAGCAACAAACCTGGTAAGACTTCCGATAAGTTTAAAAAAATTGATTCTGAAATCAAATAATTATAAGGATATAAAATGTCACAATTCACATATACAAAGAAGCCTAACTTTTTAGGAGATGGTGCTAGAAATATGAGCCCTACTAATCCAACAATCGGCACTCAATTATTTCCTACCAGTAAAGGTTGGGTTGCACCGATGGCTGGAATGAATTATGCAATTGGTACAGCAATCTCTTGGACTACAGGGGTTGCTATGGTAACAGCAACAGCTCACGGTTTAGTTACAGGTCAAAGTGCTCTTATTGTAAATGCAACACCTGCAGGATATAACGGATACTTCCCTATCACTGTAGTAGATGCTAATACATTTACTTACCCATTAACATCTAACCCAGGAACCGCTTTAGTTGCGGTAACAAATACTGCAATTGCTTGGTCAAACGGTATTGCAACAGTTACAGCTACAGCACACAGTTTAAATACAAACGGAGAAGTTACTATCGCAGGAGCAACTCCAGCGGGATACAATGCAACAGGTGAAATTACAGTAGTTGATGCTAATACCTTCACGTATAAAGTTGCAACAAACCCAGGTACTGCTACCGTATTTGGTACTAGTACACCTTCAGCATCAGTTTTTAAGAGTGTTGAAGTTATTGTTGCATTGAGACAATTAGATGTAATTAATGCAGATGCATTGGTTGTACCTACATTTACTGCGGCATTTACATATTCTGCGCTTGCTCATGCAGTTACAGGTAACACTTTAACAGTTACAGTAACTCCATCTGAACCAGTAGCAGTTTCTGGTGCACCTGTAGTAGCATTGACAATTGGTGCAAATACTCGTTCGATGACATATGTTCCAGCAAGTTCAACATCAACTTCACTTGTATTTACTTATACAGTTATTGCAGGAGATGTTGCTACTACAACTCAAGTAACAACCGCAGCAGCTATTACAGGTACTACTACATTTGGTGATATTCTGATTAATGGTTCAGTGCAACCAATTGCAAGTTCAGCTTTGACATTTACTGCACCAGTTACATCAACAATTTCAGTTAACTAATAGGTAATTAAACATGCCAACGGCGGATAGTAAAGTATCCGCCTTGACACCGGCAACATCAGTAAGTTCATCTGATTATGTGTTGTTGGTGCAAGGCGGAAATTCAAAGAAAATAGACATGCAAACTCTATTTCAAAATATACCTGTTAAAAGTAAAATACTTGAAGCCAGTGAAGCTCCTCTTTCTGGTGCTGTATCAACTCTATTATTAACATCTAAGATTAAGTTAAATTCAACTGCAACTGCATATACATTAGGTGCAGGTACGCATGGTATGGAAAAAGAACTTGTTGTTGATTCCGGTACAGGTACAGCGGTTGTAACCGTAACAAGTGGTAAAACTGGGCTTAACACGATAACATTTACTTCATTATTATCATCTGCTAAATTGAAAAATATAGATGGAGTTTGGTATATTGTATCAGTATATACAGCGAGTATAGCATAATGGCGATTACACCAAAAATTAAAATAAGTCAGATGAATGTTGCAGATACATTAAATGCAACAGATTATCTTACCATTGTACAAAATGGAACTAATTTAAAATCTACACTAACAAATTTTTTAAAGAATTTAAATTCTAATGATTCTATTAGAATTAACCCTTTACAAATTTCGATAGACTTTTCGGTTGGGGCATTGAATGACCCATTTGCATTATTTGTAGACGGTTCTGTTAGTAATATAGGTATAGGTACCGCATTACCACAATCGAAATTACATGTAAATGGAAATGTTCAAGTTGGTTCAGCCAGCACAGATGGAGTTGTGGTTAATTCTACTGAAAGTATTTCATATTCAGCTACAGACCAAACAAATTCAATTATAACACCACTTGCTCCTACTAGAACTAGTTCTTATATAACATGTGCAACTGGTGTAATTGGGCAGTTTAGTTTATCGGCTGGTAGTAACGGACAATTAAAAACTATTATATTAAATTCGGCTGACTCTGGTAAGTATGCATTAATATCTGTTACCGGATTAGGATTTAATACAATAAAATTAAATGCGACAGGTTCTTCAGTAATTCTTCAATATTCAACCATAAATTCTAAATGGACTGTAATGAGTGTTGGTAATGGTGCAGTAGTTTTAAGTACAGTATAATATGATTTTAAATAAAGAAACTTTTGTATTAATTGCAATGAAAGCATATGACAATACTTCAAGTAAAACTCTTATAGAGTTTGAAGAAGATTTATCAAAGTTTTCAAATTTGGTTAGATTATGTGCAAGAGAACCAGGACCAATAGAAACACATTTACTTTTAAATTGTGTCATGACATTGTTAAATATATTTGAAACTGAAACATGTGTTAAGTTAATGTTTTTTAAAGTACGAAAAAATGATTGGTTTAAATTAAAAACAATTCTCGTGTATTTAAGCAGAATGCCTAATGATATACAAGAGCTAAATTTAGTTAGCGAGGATATAGAATTATGTCAAAATATGGTAAATATTTTAAGAAAAATTTAACAGAAGATGTATCAACAACTTCATCAGTTCAATCTGGTGGCGTACAGAGAGATTCTCCTGGATTTGATAAATCATTAGATGGGTCAAATTATAAAAGTAGAAACAAAAAGAAAACTTTAAAATTATTAAAAATGGTGACTGATAATGGATGTGATAACCCAAATTAAATTTGTAATTTTAGCTGCAATTATTGTAGGAATTTCATGGTATCTTTATGATTTAAATCATACGATTGATACTCAAAAAGTGGAAATTGTTAAATTAAAATCTGATATTGTTATTCAGAATAATGCTATTACTACAAGCGGAAATAAAGCTAAAGAATTACAAACTAAATTAGATGATATTATAGCCGCACAGAATACTAAAACTGATAAAAAGGCTAAAGATTTAAAGAAAGTTATCATTGATAGACCTGTAGATAAAACATGTGATGATAAAGTTAATAATTTATCAATCACAGCAAAAACTATAGCACAAGATTGGAATTCAAAATGAATAAAATATGTATTCTAATTTCTGTATTATTTTTATCAGCATGTTGTACCACTCAACCCCCAGTAGAAATACCAGTTTTTACACCACCAACCGTGACAATGCCGACCAGACCAATTCTAAGAAGTAATGGTGAAGGCGATGTTACTAAAAATATTGAATTAGATTTAGTTGATATTGAGTCATATGCAGTTCAATTAGAAAACATAATAAATTCAATTATCAACCCAAAAGCAACAAATAATAAATAATATATACACAATAAAGGAGCTATAATGGCCGCATTACTTTCACCTGGAATTCTTGTCCAAGAAAAAGATTTTTCACAAATTGTACCATCAGTATCTAGTTCGGTGGGAGGTATGGTTGGACGTTTTACTAAAGGTCCTATTGAAACACCTATTCTTATTTCGTCTGAAGATCAACTTGTAAAAGTCTTTGGAACGCCTAATGACACAAATGCTAACGAATGGCATACTGTTGCAGAATTTTTAAAATACACAAACGCATGTTGGGTAGTTAGATCCAGAAATTCTGGTATAGCTAATGCAGTTTCAACAGGAGTTAATACTGTTGCAGTTGTTAATCGTAATGAATATGAAAGTATCACTACAACACAACAAACAAATGCAGGTGAATTCATTGCTAAAAACCCAGGTACCGTTGGTAATGGTATTGGTGTTATCATGGTTGACGCAAGTACATGGTCTGCATTTAATACATGGTGTAACTCTAATTTAGCATTATTCCCTAACAGTCAATCATTGGCTGCTCAGTTTAGTTCAATTCCATCTACTTCAGCATATGTTGCTAATCTTTCTCAAGATACAGCAGCTAAAGACGATGAAATTCATGTATTGATTATTGATATTACTGGTGCGGTTTCTGGTATTCCTTATACAGTTCTTGAAAGATATGAAGGTTTGTCTAAAGCATCTGATGCGGTTAACTATCAAGGGCTTACTACATATTATGTGAACGTATTGAATGAATCTTCACAATATGTTTGGTGGAGTAAGTTCCCTACAGCTACAAGCGGTTCTGGTGTTATCTCATTTGGTGGAACAGGATTTGATTCTGCTCCAATTGGAACTACATTCGCGCAAATTAGCATCAGTGCTTCCCCTAACTTCTTCAATCAAACATTGTCAGGTGGAGTAAACGGAACATCTTCAACATTAGCTAATATCGAAGCTGCATATGATACTCTTACAAATAAAGATTTGTATTCAGTTGACTTGTTTATGTGCGGTGCGTTCTCTGTTGGTTTAGTTGGTGACGTTGAACGATATGTTGTTGAAAATATTGTTGGTTCTAGACTTGATTGTGTAGCCTTTGTATCTCCTCACACAAACGGTTCACCAATTAAAGATAGTTCAACTGCTGCACAAACTGTAGCAGCATTCAAAGCATCATGTACTATTCCAGACCAAGCAGGTTCATATGGTTTCATGGAAACTGGTATGAAATATATCTATGACAGATATTCTAAGAAATATCGTTATGTTCCTATGAATGGTGATATGGCCGGTCTTGCGGCAAGAACAGATAATACAAATGATCCATGGTGGTCTTTTGCCGGATTTAATCGTGGTGGTATCAAGAATGTTATTAAATTCGCATACAATCCAGGTCAAGCAGATCGTGATTATTTGTACCCTAAAGGTATTAATCCTTGCGTAATGGATGCAAGTTCTGGACCTACATTGTTAGGCGACAGAACAATGACAACAAAACCTTCAGCCTTTGATAGAATCAATGTTCGTAGATTGTTTATTGTATTGGAAAAGGCTATCAGTAAAGCGTCTAAATACCAAATGTTTGAATTCAATGACAGTTTTACTCAAGCACAATTCAAGAATATGGTAGAACCATTTTTGAAAGGTGTTAAAGGTAGACGTGGTATTACAGACTTCATGGTTCGTTGTGATAGTACTAATAATACGGGTGATGTTGTTGATAGAAATGAGTTTATTGCTGAAATTTATATCAAACCAGCTCGCAGTATTAATTTTATCACATTATCATTTGTAGCCACTCGATCGGATGTTGCTTTTAGTACAGTAGTAGGCGCATAAATAATATAAAAGTCCTCTTGAAATATAGAGGACTTTATCAACTATAGGATAATAAAAATATGTCAATTTTATCATTTAAAACTGCTCTAAAAGCTGGTGGTGCTCGTGCTAACCAATTTAGAGTTACATTAAATTTCCCATCATTCGTTAATGGTACTTCGGCTGCAACTAAAGCACAATTTTTGTGTAATGCAACTTCTTTACCTGGACAAGCTGTTAATATTACTCAAGTTATGTATCGTGGTCGACAAGTAAAACTTGCAGGTGAACGTACATTTGATAACTGGCAAGTAACGGTGCTTAATGACAACGATTTCGATGTTCATAATGCATTTGAATCATGGATGCAACAGATAAATAATAAACAAGAAAATAGTGGTATGATTAATCCATTACAATATACTGTTAATATGAATGTAGAACAGTTAGATCGTAATGGCGTTACATTGAAGAAATATACTTTCCAAGATGCATGGCCTACTATGATTTCACCAATTGCTCTTAACTTCGGTGACAATGATACAGTTGAAACATTTACTGTAGACTTTGCATACGGATGGTTTGAAGCCGAGTCTTACTCAGGTGGTCAACTTGTTTTATCAACTCCACTTGGAACATTATAATATTATATGAACTTACTTGAAAACGCTTTAGGAATGTTTGGTTTACAGATTACACCTTCTGGTAGTAAACCAAAATTATCAGCAGAATTATCTACAGGATTGGATGATGAAGGTTCGACCACATCGTTAAATTCTACTGCCTTAGCGGGTTCGTTTGGTACATATTTAGACCAAGACGGTCAAATTAAAACAGAAGTAGAGGCAATTCGCAAATATCGTGAAATGTCTCTATTCGCTGAAGTTGATGTTGCAATTCAAGAAATTGTAAACGAAGCAATTCCTTCAGAGCAAGATAGTAAGATGATTAAGCTTGATTTGGATGACTTACATGATATGTCAGCATCTTCTAAAGCTAAAATTCAAGCAGAATTTGATACAACTTTAAAATTATTAAATTACGATGAACATGCAGCAGATTACTTTAAGAAGTGGTATGTTGATGGAAGAATCGCATTTCAAATTGTTGTAGATATAGACAATACATCAACTGGTATTCAAAAACTAATTCTCTTAGATTCTCAAAATCTAAAGAAAATGAAAGATGTAACCACTAGAAATACCGTTTCAGGTGCTAAAGTAATTGAAAAAGTAGAAGAATACTTCTTATACAGTGAAGTTGGATTTGGTGTTGCTAGGTCTCCATCTGGTTCATCTATAGCACCAACAATGGGATTGAAAATATCTCGTGATGCTATCGTATTCTGTACAAGTGGATTAACTGACGGTGTAAATGGTATGATTATAAGCCATTTGAATAAAGCTATCAGACCGATTAATCAATTGCGTATGTTAGAAGATGCAACTGTTGTATATTTTATTGCTCGTGCACCAGAAAGACGTGTATTTTATATTGACGTTGGAAATCTTCCAAAATTAAAAGCTGAACAATACCTAAAAGATATTATGAATAGGTATCGTAATAAAGTGGTATATGATGCTAAAACAGGTGATGTTAAAAACGATAAGAAATATATGTCAATGCTTGAGGATTTCTGGATGCCCAGGCGCGATGGGTGCTTTTCGCTAGATACTAAAATTAAATTACTTGATGGACGTAATGTTGAATTAGGACAGTTAATAGTTGAACATAAATTAGGTAAAGTTAATTGGGTATATTCGGTTTCTCCTACAGGAAAAGTTGTACCTGGAAAGATTTCATGGGCTGGCGTAACTCGCACGGATGCAGAAGTATTAGACGTATATCTCGATAACGGTGAAGTAATTACAGCAACACCAGACCATAAGTTCATACTTAGAAATGGCGAGAAAATTGAGGCACAATATCTTCAAGCAGGATCTTCATTGATGCCACTTTATACAGAAAATAAAATTATGTATGGAGATAAAGATTATGAATATTTACTTGATAATGAATCGAATAAATGGATTACAACACATTCAATGTCATCCGATTTTATCAATGTCGAAAGAACTAAATCAGATGTGATTCATCATGAGAATTTTAACAGATTTGACAATACACCGACAAATCTTAGAAAAATGACAAAACAAGATCATTTAGACTTACATGCAGGCTATAATAGTGTATGGAAAACTGAGGAAGCTGTACTTAAATGGAAAAAAGCGTTATCTGAATCCGGTAAAGCATTTTTTGATACAGAAGAAGGTCAAAAACGAAAATTAGAAATATCAGAAAATAATAAAACATGCGAAGCTATATGGAAAGGTTTAGCTACAGGTAGATCTAAAATAAAAGAAATTAGAGAATTTGATAAAAATACACTTTCACATGAAGAATATCTACTTAAATGGAGTAAAGGGTTAGATAAATTTAATAAAGCAGGTACAGCTCATATTAATAAAGCAACAGACGAAAAATATAGTAAATATGATATTGCTTTAATAGTAGAAATAATTAAAAAAATTGATAAACAATATATATTAAATAAAGATATAATTTCAAATGTTTCTGTGGTATATCCGGATTTTAAAGAGTCTACTTTGAGATATTTACTTAAAAGAAATGGGTACGATTCTATAGGAGAATTCTTAGCAAAAAATATAAGTGAAGATAAAATTCAACCAAATAGATTATATTCTGTAAAATCAAATCATAAAGTATTAAAAGTTGTCCGTAGAACTGATAAGATTGATGTAGGAACACTTACTATTGATGAAAATCATGAATATCATGATTATCACAATTTTGCGTTAAGTTCAGGTATATTTGTAATGAACTCTAAAGGAACTCAAATAGAATCATTACCTGGTGCACAAAATATTACCGGTTATTTAGATTCTTTGACTTGGTTTAAAGAGAAGATGTACGAATCTCTTAATATTCCAAAGAGCAGACTTCAACAAGAAAATGGGTTCAGTTTAGGACAATCTACATCAATATCAAGAGATGAAGTAACCTTTCAAAAGTTCATTGATAGGCTTCGTAATAAATTCTCTCAATTATTATATGATACTTTATCTACACAATTATCATTAAAAGGTATTGTTAGTAAAGAAGAGTGGAATGAAATTAAACCATTCATTAAATTAAATTTCCAAAAAGATAATTACTTTAGTGAATTAAAAGAACAAGAAATTTGGACTACAAGATTTCAAATGTTATCTCAAGTTGATAATTATTTGCAGAAGTATATCAGCAAAGAATGGGTTCAGCGAAATATTCTTCAAATGAACGATGATGATATTGTTCAAATGGATAAACAAATGAAGAAAGAAGCTAAAGATGAAGCTTGCTGGCCTGATTGGAAGTTACAAGGTCAAGTTCAACAAGAACAGCAAATTGAGACTATGCAAACCCAAGCTGAGATTAGTCAAGAACAGATGCAACAATCACCCCAACCAAATCAATAAATAAAAGAATACATAAGGAGTTTTAAATGACAATCGAACAATTAATTGCGGATTTTGAACAATTAGATGAACTATCAAAAGACACATTGAAGTCTTACATTGATACAAATACACGAGACATTGCTAAAAGAGCGAGAAATACTAGTCGAGAAAATAGAAGCGATGCAGAAAATGATAAAATTGATAAAAGAATTTCTTCTTTAGGTTTAGCAAACCAAAAATTAGGTAAAAAAACTAGAGAAGATCAAGCAACTGCATATCAAGCCAAAAAGGATGCATTTGAAAAACAAGATAGAGTTATTTCTCGTTCAATCAAATGGAAACCTTGGAATGAATCAATCGAACAATTAATTGCTGAAATTAAACAAAATGATTCTAATGCTAAAAATACAGTACATGCATTAATTTCAGAAAAAGTTCTTATTTCTATCGAAGAAAAGAAACAAGATATTTTGGAAGCAATTTCAAAGACTGCACTTGGTAATTATAAATTTGAAAAAGGTTCGCTAGAAGATAGTAAATACTCAAAAAATTTATCAGATGACCAATTAAAACAATCTGCACATAGAGCAAGTAAATTAGTTAAAAAGCCAGGTCTTAATGGTGACGTTTATAAACCAGTAAAAGAAGCTAAAGAAGATTCTCCTATAACAGGAACTCGTAAAATTAAAGACGTTCAAGGTAGTGATGGATATGTTCATCAAGTAAGATATAATCCTGAATATGAAGAATATCAAGTACATCACTATAAAGACGGTAAACATTTAGGTGAAGGTCCTGTATCATATCACGGAGATGATAAACAAGAGGCCATTGATACCGCAAATTATCATGCAGAAAATGGTATGAAATAAACATGAAACTAATAACAGAAATTTCACATGATATTGAATCTCTTATCGAGAACACCTCTTCTGGTAGAAAATATTCTATAGAAGGACGATTCGCAACAGGTGATGAAAAGAATGCTAATGGTCGTATTTACGAATCATCGGTTCTGCATCCTGCAATGAAGCGATATGTAAACGAAAAGGTTAATCTTGGTCGCGGATTTGGTGAAATGAATCATCCACAATCTCCTCAAGTTAACTTTGAAAGAGTTGTAATGGTAATTGAATCAATGAATCCAGATGGTTCTCATTG